AACACAGGAACTGCTGGTGACTACAAAGGTGGAGCATTCCATAGAGATGCGATAGCCCTAGCAGAAATGCAAGGTCTTAAAATCGAAACTCAAAGAGACGCTTCATTAAGAGCAGATGAAATTGTTGCAACAGCAGTATACGGAGTAGGTGAAATTCACGACTCTTATGGTGTTGAACTGCACTACGACTCATCTATTCAGTAATGATTAGAAACTTGTGGGGGAGCAATCCCCCATAAGTCTTAACTAAGGAGCATTATGGTAAAACTTATTCAAGAAAAACCTAAAACAGTAAAGTTACAAAGAAATAATAAAATCATCGAAAGACCTTACGCAGATTATGTTGCTAATAAAAAAAATTGGGATTTTCGTGGTTTCAAACCTATTGAAAATGTAGTAAAAGATAATAATGAAAAAATAGTAGAATTAAAACCAAAGGCAAAAAATGTCAAAACTAAAAAAACTCGTAGCAGAGTTAAAAAAGAAATTAAAGAAGATTTATAATTGGATAATAGGTAACTATGGCTAATTATACAGGTGCAGACGTTATAGTAGCGGCAGATGTTACAAAGTATCAGCCTGACGCATTTAGTTTCGGTATAGCTTCAACTGATACCGAAGCAGTAAATTTCTTTGCACAAACAACTAACGATATTTTAAGACAATTAAGAATAGAGTGGTGGCCTGTATATAAAACAAACATCTTCACAGATATTACAGTTTTAAATACACCCGAAATGGTCGATACGAAAGTTAATTTAGACCAATTTGAACGTGCAGGTGTTTATTTATTCATTGGTAGATTTTTAGCACCAGCATTATCAAAATTTAGACCCGAAGCGGACAAAGATAGATTTGAAAGAATGGGTGAATATTATCTATCTCAATATAATCAAGAATGGAAATCTATTTTAGAAGATGGCGTTGAATACGATGTAGACGCTGATGGAACTATCGTAACAAATGAAAGAGAATCTTTGCACGGCTTTAGAAGATTAACAAGATAATGTTAAGTGCGAAAGTTAATACAAATCTTAAACAAGTAAGAGCAAGATATAATAAATTTTTCAAAAGATTCCCTAATATAGTATTACAAGGGTTAGAACGTGCTGGAGTACAACTTAAAGAAATCATATTAGAAAAAACTGATAGAGGTATAGATATTGCTGGTAGAAGATTTGCACCCTATTCAGAAATGTATAAACAAATCAAAGGAAAAACTAAAGTTGATTTACAAGATACTAATCGTATGCTTCAATCTATTGATTCGAGAGTAGTTAATAAAAGAAAAGTTCAAGTTTATTTCAGAAACCAAAATATGGCAAAAAGAGCATTATGGCACCAAACAGGTCAAGGCAACTTACCAGAAAGAAAATTTTTTGGCTTTAATAATAGTACAGAAAAAGTTATACAAAGAACATTCGCAAAGTTTGTTAAACAAAAAATGAAAGCATTGAAGATATGAGCGTAAGAGAAAATATAGCAAGCAACATAGCAACAACTTTAGCGGCTATCTCTAGTCCAGCAGTAAAGAAAGTTTCAAGACAACCTTTCCCTCTTGATGAATTATCTGAACAACAATATCCAGCGATATTAATTCAAACACAAGAAGAAACTAGAGAAGATCAAGAACTAGGTAGCGGTGCTAGAAGAAGAATAGCAAATGCAGAATTTTTAATAACAGGATATACAAAAGGTTCAGAAAGCAATATTGATACTGCAAGAAACGAATTAATTACAGCTATTGAAACAGCATTAGAAACTGATATAACCCGAAGCAATAATGCGTTAGACACAGAAGTTATAAGTGTTGAAACTGACGCTGGTTCACTTTTCCCTTATGGTGCTATCAGTATGGTTGTAAGAGTGATGTATGAATATGATAGCGGAACACCATAGGATAAATAATGGCAAATAAATTTAGAGATAAAATAGAAAAAAAAGTAGAAAAAGTAGAAAAATTAGCTGATTCAATATCAATAGTTTGTCAAGAAATAAATGATTTATTAGACAAAGAAAGAGAATATGAAGATGGCGCAATGGACGAGTTTGCAGACGATGAAAAATATGATAATGAATTTGAGGACGAAGAAGATATTGACGAAGATCAAGAAAGATAATATTATTAATTATGGCTAAAGATATTAAGTTATACAAAGGTGATCAGGTTGTTAAAATAAATGAAACACAACTTGATAATTTTTTAAAACTTGGATATAAGCAAGAACAAGAGAAAAAAGTTAAATCAAAAAAGGACAATAAAAAATGGCAACACATCACGGAAAAGAAGGAGTTGTAACTGCTGGCGGAACTGCTGTCGGAGAGCTTACTTCATTTACGATCGAGACAACAGGGGATGTAGTAGAGGATACTCAACTATCAGATTCAACAAAGTCTTTCTTAGCTGGCAGAACATCGTTCTCAGGAAGTTTAGAAATGAACTATGATGAAGCTGATGCACAACAAGAAACTTTAACTGCTGGAAGCGAAATATCTTTTGTATTATTACCTGAGGGTAATACATCAGGAGATCAATCTTTCACAGGAACAGGTATTGTTACAGGTATGAGTATTAATAATGCTATGGACGCAGTTGTTTCTAGAAGTGTAACTTTCCAAGGAACAGGCGCTTTAACAAAAGGTACTGTATAATCCTAATTTATGAAAGTTATAGATAGAGCGAAGTCTCATTTTGAAAGTTTAGGCGTACAGAATATTTCTGTGCCTGAGTGGAAAGATGAAGATGGAAATCCTACTATTGTCTATTGGCACCCTATAACATTATCAGAAAAAAATAAGTTATTTAAAAAATCAGATAACTTAAATGATGTAGGTATATTAGCTGATGTCGTTGTTATGAAAGCCTTAGACAAAGATGGCAAGAAAATGTTCACGCTTGAAGATAAACTAGCTTTAATGCATAAAGTTGATTCTGATGTACTCTCTAGGCTTGCAACATCAATGATACAAGCTATCACGCCTGACGAAGTAAAAAAAAACTAAAAACTGAACCTCAATTAAAAAATTTACTTATTGTTGCAGATAGGTTAAAAATATCTTTATCTTCTGTTTTAAAAATGGAAGAATGGGAGTATAATCATTGGCTTGGTTACCTCTTGTTAGAAACCGAAGAACACAAAGAACAAATGAATAAAGCAAGACACAGATAATGGCACAAAAACTATTCTTAGACATTATAGCAAAAGATAAAACGAAAGCCGCATTTGGTGCTGTTCAAAGAGGATTAACAAATTTAAGAAGCGCAGTATTTTCAGTTCAATCAGCATTAATAGGTATTGGTGGTGGACTTGCAGTAAGATCATTAGTTAATGTTGGTAGAGAAGTAGAAGAATTAGGAATTAGATTTAATTTTTTATTTGGTAATGTAGATGAGGGTAAAAAAGCATTCGATGGTCTAATAGACTTTGCCGCTAAAGTTCCTTTCTCACTACAAGAGATAGCTGGAGCGTCAGGAAACTTAGCTGTTGTTGCTAAAGACGCAGACGAACTACAAAACGTATTAAAGATTACAGGTAATGTAGCCGCAGTTACAGGATTAGATTTCAGAACTACTGCAGAACAAATACAAAGATCATTTTCATCAGGTATTGGTGCGGCAGACTTATTTAGAGAAAGAGGTGTTAGAGCATTATTAGGTTTCAAAGCTGGTGCAGTTGTTACAACAGAAGAAACAATAAAAAGATTTGAAGAACTATTTGGTGAGAACGGAAGATTTTCTAAAGCAACAGAAGTATTAGCAACGACTTTTACTGGTACTCTTTCAATGCTAGGGGATAAACTTTTTAAATTTAAACTTCAAACTAATCAAGCTGGATTCTTTGATTTTATAAAAAATGCTTTAGTAGTTATAAATAGACTTATTGAAGAAAACTCAGCTAATCTTGCAAAATTTTCTTCTACTTTCGGTCAAGGAATGGTTAACTTTATTAAACAATTAATCTTAGGTGTAGCTGGAACTATGGATACTTTTATGTTCTTGTTTAAAGCAATAGGTAATGGTCTTGCTGGATTAATAGAACTTATTAGAGGGCTACCACCAGCTATTAGGGAAATGGGAATTATTGGTTTTTTAATGTTAGGACGAACTGGAAAAATTGCCATAGTTGGTGCATTAGCTTTATTAAAACAATTAGGTGTAGATTTAGATAAATTAACAGATAAAATTTTTGGTCAACGTGAAGAGGAAAGTATGGGTGGTATGTTTAAATCTGCTAATAAATTTATAGCTATGGTAGATGAAAACATTATTTCTTCAAGAAAATCTATGGAAGAATTGATGAAAGCCGCAACAACTTTTGAAAAAGAAACTGAACAAGCTGGTATTAATTTAGCTAAAATTACAGATAACATTTTATCACAATTCAAAAAAGATTTCGAAAGTGTAAATTCAACAATAGCTAAGATCGCAACAGGCTCTCTTAAATCGTTTTCAAGAACTTTAGCAGAAGCAGTTGTTTTAGGAAAAGACTTAAATAAATCATTTAAGGAATTAGCACAGAAACTTATGGTAGACATTTTAGCTTTTACTATTCAACTTGTTCTTCAAGAA